GCGTGCTTCCAGTTCAGCTTTCTTCCTTTCATATCTTCCATAGCGTTATCTCCTCGCGAACCAGTTCGGACGCCCGCCGGGTCTGGCCTGCTGTTGAAATGTCGGTTCCGGTCTGCGCTGCTCTTCCCTTTTGGCCCGTGGCATCCGCCTTTTCCAATTGCGGATATCCAGCTCATATGCCGCCACGAGCGCCATCACTTCGCAGTCCCAGAAATGGTTGTCTTTGTTATCCGGACACATCCAGCACAGCTTCTCATCATCGTAGTATTCAGCGGTCATTTCCCGCGCGTACTCGTCACTGATCCCGTTATAGAGGTGAAACGCCCCCGGATCTTCCGGCAGTATTTGCAACTTTGCCGCAAGATCGTTTTTGAAAAACGTCGTGTCGACTTTCCAGAGCACCAATCCGCCAGGTATCCGGAGTTTCGTCCCCGGGTAGAACTCCTGCGGCGAATACTGCACGGGCGTCGCCAGCGTGCGCTTGCCCTGATATGGAAAGACTTTTCCCCGATGCCGCGCACAAAACGAATAGACGTCCTTTGTGCGCGTTCCCATCGCGTCCTGAACGGCCAGCCGGACGCGGTATTCTTTTCCATCTGCATCGAGATACACGTTCTTGAAAAGCACCTGCTCCAGCGCCTCAAAGGTCGGAACACTGCCCGCCTGCACAAGCCAGCTCTCTTCCTCCCCGCCCCAGCCAAACGCCCGAATCACGTAGCGGAAATATCGGTGCTGCGTATCCACTCCAGCCACCAGCACTGCCGCCCTCGGCGTTCCATCTTTCAGGCAGCCCGGCACAATACCACGCGGCCGATCGTCGCAGAGTTCAAGGATTGCATCCTCCGAGCGCTGCACGTCATACGCCCGCCACGGTTCAGCCTTGTACTGGTTCATGAAGTCCTTGAGATCGTCCCTGTTTCCACTCTTTTTCCAGCGCAGGAACGCCGCCGCAATCTCCGACAGGGAAACAAAATACGAGAGCCACGAAGGAATATGGAAGCCGATCTTTGCAGGCCGGTTTGTCTTGAGGTGCGCAGAAAGCTCCAATCCTGTTCCACGCGCCCGCCACTGTCCGAGCCTCACGGCCTTGTCCCTGTCGTTATCGTCCCAGCACGCGCCGCAGGTCTCGCACTCATACCACGCGAGGCGCTTTGACAGAACAAGCTCTGGTTCCTGCTTAATCTCGTCCTCTTGCGGCCACTTGATGCGGTCAAAATTCATGAGCTGCCATGTGCCGCAATGCGGGCAGCGCACCCAAAAATCAAACTTGGCCTGCGCTTCTTCGCCAAATGCGCGCCAGATCGGGCCGCCCTCAATGGTTGGCGTGGAGATTTTCCAGATCTTGCGCTTGCGCCGCCATGTGGTGGTTCGCTTTTCCGCCAGTGACTCACTCGACGCCTCATTTTTCGGATTCTGATACTTGTCCAGTTCATCCAGCACCAAGTATCGAATCGGCTTGTTTCCAAGTCGCGAAACCGAGCCGGACCAGCCAAGGTAAATGGTCATGTGCGCGAGGTTCAGGCGAAGGCTGCTTGTGTCGTCGGCCTGCCCTGTCAAATAGGTCCGAAGGCGCGGGCTTGCCTCAAGCATCGGTGCGATTCGGTCCTGCGCATTTTCCTTGGCCGTGATGCGGTCTGGAAACACATACATTGCAGGACCGGGCGCACGGTCAATGGCGTAGGCCACGCAGTTATGAATCGCCTCGGAGCCGCCCGTCTGCGGCGTTTTGCAAATAATAATTGTCTCGACTGACGGGAAAAACGAAGCATCCATAATCCCCGTCATGTACGGCGTCACGTCGTTATGCCAACGCCCCGGAATGGACGACTGGTGCACCACGCGGTGGCGCTCTGCCCATTCACTCACGGGAATCGGTTTACGCCGTCGAAAGACCTTTCGCTCGCCCTGTGAAAACTGAAAAACATGCGTCTGCCCGGCCTGCCTAAGTACAGCCTCCCGAACGCTTTCAGGAAGCCAGCCCGGCAGTTTATCCACGCGTACCTGTCGCGTCTGCGATTTCATCCGAATACGTCACCTCAAATTCAAGAACGCTGGAATATTCGTTCAAAGCCTCATCGAGCATCGCCTCGAAGCGCTCCAAAAACTCCTGAGACTTGCGCGGATTACCGCCAACCAAATGAATAAGGTCCAGCACATTCATTTCCACTGCCTGCCGAATCCCGGAGCCAAGGACTACGCCCCGGCTCGCAAGCTCCAGCTCTAAATTTTCTCGCGGAATATACTTCCCACGCTCGACCTCTGCCCGGAACTGAATCCGCGAGGTCTCTTCCTCAAGCTTGTGAATCGTCGCAAGCTGCCGCCGTGCAGCCAATTCCTTGAGCTGCTCAGAGTCCTTTTTCGGCACGGCCATGACCGGCAAGCTTTCCGCATACGCCAGCACCTCGGATTCCGAAAAGGTCCCGTCTGGCTGCTTTCGCAAAAGGCCAGACTTGATATCCGCATAGAGCTTTGACTTTTTAACCTTGCGTCCCTCTTCCGAGAGAAACGCAAGCACGTCTTTCGTGCTTCCAAGTTGCGCTTTTCCACCGTGAGCCATTCGAGCCTCCAGCATGCGCGACACCTTCTCAAAAACTGAGACATTCTGCGGCGACGGATCTTCTCGCATTTGCCGTTTTGCCTCTTCTTTTGCCTTCAAAAGCGTGGGCCAATCAGTCTCGGCACTGCGTTCCAAAAGCTGTTCTAGAGCCTGCTTATCCATTGGCAGCCTCCAGCATGGCAAAACGTTCTCCTGTGGACTGGAGCACTGCGTCTTTTCCCGTGTGCTCCTGCCACCGCCGAATAATGACGTCCGCAAACTTTGTGTCGAGTTCAATAGTCCGACATGCGCGGCGCGTCCGTTCACAGGCAATCAGGGTTGTCCCGGAGCCTCCAAAAGGATCGAGAACAACCTCGCCCTTTCGGCTGCTGTTTTTCAAAAACCGTTCGACCAAGGCCACCGGCTTCATGGTCGGATGCAATTCCGAACGCTGGGGCTTGTCTTCAAAAACAAGCGAGCTTTCGAGATCCTGCACTTCCAGATTCTGTCCAGAAATATGCAACGCCCTGTCATTGAGGAACAGCGAAACAGTCCCGTCCGGGGCCACTTTGACAGCGCCTAGCTCGGAAAGCTCCTGCACGCTGCGACGCTTCCGGCCACCAAGCCAAGAATGCGCTGCACCGGGCTTCCAGCCGTACAAAATCGGCTCGTGCTGGCACTGATAATCAGCGCGCCCCAGCACAAACACATTCTTGCGCCAGATAAGGCAGTTGGAAAAACGAAAGCCCGCTTTCCGAAATGCCTCGCGGAAGTTCACGCCCTCACTGTCTGCATGGGCAACATAGGCTGCCCCGCCCTTTTTCATGGCGCCGAACATCCCGGCAAAGGCTCGTTCCAAAAACTCACGAAACGCAGAATCTGACATGCTATCGTTTTTGATTTTCCCGGCCGTGCCCTCGTAATCAACGTTATATGGCGGGTCGGTCCAAATCATATCGGCCTCGCGCCCCTGCATAAGCTGCTCGTAGCTCTCCGCTTTGGTGGAATCCCCACAAAAGAGAAAATGCTCGCCAAGCCGCCACAAATCGCCGGGCTTCACAACAGGCTCCGCCTGCGTTTCCGGGACAGCGTCCCCCTGCTCCTGCGATTCTGGCTCTATGCTCTGCAAGAGGTCTTCGACCTCGGAAAGTTCAAGCCCTGTCAGCTCCAGATTGAAATCTGCATCCCACAAATCTCGGAGTTCCTGCGCCAGCACCTCATCGTCCCACGTGGACCATGCAACGGAACTGTTCGCCAGAATTCGAAACGCCCGCACCTGCTCTTCACTCATTCCTTCAGCCGGAATCACCGGCACGCTCTCAAGGCCCATTTTCTGGGCAGCCTTCAGGCGAAGATCACCGTCGATCACTTCCCCGTCTGGCCGCGCCAAAATCGGCACCCGAAAGCCGAATTCCTGAATGCAGGCAATCATGCGTTCAATGTTCTTGTCGTTCTTCCTGAGTTGCCGTGTATACGAACGCAGCCGCGCAACGGGCCACGCCTCAATTGTCAACTTTTCCAATCAAACAAATCCTGTTATGCCCCCAGTATTGCTTCGCCACTCGCGAATCAAAAGGAGGGTTGAGGTTCGCCTTGACTGGATACAGACCTATCCGGTCGCCATGCGGAAATGGTACTTCTTCATGGCAACCCTCACTTACCTAGCCACGCCGTCTTTGCGCAGGCTGCACCTGCTCGCACGGAATATAGCGACACGTCTCCGCAAAGCGCGGGCCTTTTCCAATGGGAATGCGCCAGACCTCGCCAGCGTCCAGAATGGGCGGAGCCATGACGCGGTACAGTTCTGATTCATAGCCTGCGTTTTTCCCCTCGCCTTCCAGCACATATTCGCCTTTCACAGTCACGATCTCGCCCACGCGGAACTCCGGTGGAGTCAGATCCGCCGATACCGCCCGGCCAAGCCCAAGGCGTTCAGCCAACCTCTCGCACACACGCTCAAGCGCTTTGCGCACGGTCACCTCGGCCTTGCGATCGCCGCCAAAAGGCACCCACGCCTCGCCTTCTTTCAGACGATAGCGCCCGGCATCCCCGTAAAAACGGAACTTCGTGGGCTTTTGGTCTGGAAACTGGAGTGAAAGAGTCGCTACTTTTTGCACTGTTTTTCACCTCAATTTTTGCAGTATTTCAAAATATTCTCGGCGCTGACCCGATTCACGGGCAAAGCCTCCATCCATTCCATGATTTCCGGCTCCCAGAAACGATCTGCAAGGCGTCTGAACTCGTTCCAGTGTGCCTGCGCCCATTTGTCATCAAAAATCAGCTCTGCGCCGCTTTCTCCGCTCAGCTCCATTGAAATGGGCTTGCCGGTCAGCTCACGCTGAAAATCAATGACAGCCTGCGGAATCTTCGCCGGAGCTTCTGCCCGCTTTTCTTTCTTGGATGCGGCCACCAGAAACGCAGGCGTAAGTCCCGCCCGAATCCACTCCCGGAGCTGCACACCCTCGGCCACAGCTTCGCCCGGATCTTTGCCAACTGGCACGGGCCAGCGCTTGGCCTGCGGATAGGTTTTCTGCCACCAGCCACGAATCCGCTTTTTCATTTCTTCGCTCTTCGCGGCCTTCGGATCTGCGTCCTCGTCCTGTGCAGGCTCAAAATCCAAGGCATTCAGGATGCACAGGCTTTTCTGAAAAACCTTGTGCCCAAACTCGTCGGGCTTGGTGCTGATTGAGCCAAGCCCCACCGCGCCAATTGTGAAGCCTGTCGCGGCAGCGCAGGCAATGGCATCAAGCTCAGCCTCGACCACCACAAACGCCTTTGCGTCCTCGTGCAAAATCATGGGACCCATTCCAGAACCCGGCAGCACGTAATATTTAGGGCCAAACTCACGCGGCGCAGCCCTGCGGATGCGAACACGGTACAGCAGGCCATCGCGAAAAGTTGGAATCACAAGCCCGCGAGGAATCCAAAGCTTTTTAGGTTTGCCATTGTCCTTGAACTCCTCAGGCAGGCCCCACGCCGTCCTGTCGCGGTAACAGTCCCGGCCCTGCTCGCCGGGGTTCCAGCCAAGGCGAAAGGCTTTTACGGCCTCCAAGCCGATGCCCCGCGCTGCCAGCATATCCAAGGCCGAAGGCGTCTGGAGCAATTTACGATGCGCCCACGTAACGAGCGCATTGGATTTGCAACGCCACATTTCCTTAGGCGACTCCATACGACGCGGGACAAAAGCCTGCGGCTTCGGCGCAGCGCCCGGAGCCTTGGGACTCGTTGGCCGGGAACTCATAGCGGCAGCGTCCTTGAAGCTCATGCCTCGAAATTCTCGCAGGTACTGGATGAGGTCGCCGCCCTGCCCGCAGATCCGGCACCACCAGCTCCCCTCGCCGCCATTTTGTTCAGGCCAGATAAGGAAACGATCTTTTCCGCCACAGCCCGGACATGGGCCGTGATATTCTCCGCCCTTTCGCGTGGACACTTTGCGCCCGGTACAGCCGTCCTCTTCGGCAAGCTTCAAAACGTTCATTTTCCCTCTTCCTTCCTATGGTCCTACAAGGTCCTGCCTATGGTCCTGTTATGGTCCTACTCTTAAACATTTCTTTTTCTTTACTTTTATTCTCTTTTAGGACCTTAGGACCATAAAATAAGAAAATAGAAAGAATATAAAAGAGAGTTTTATAGACCGAATCCCCGAATAAAAGGTCCTATGGTCCTATTGGACGCACTAGTCCCCGGAAACATTAACTTTTCGACTAGGACCTTTAGGTCCTGCTATGGTCCTGCCCGACTCCTAAGGTCCTAGTCGTCAGACTTCCCAAAGAGTCCCATTTCAGATTTAAAATCTGGACTGAGAAGCACGCCGTAATACCAGTTCTTCCCGCCAACCTTGCGCTTTGGGAACTTCTCCTGCGCGAGCTTTCCGAACTTGCGCTGGGGGAAATTCTTTTTCTTGCTGATGTTCTGCCCGTACCACTTCACAAAGGCGTCATAAAATTCCGTGGCATTCACGCGGGTCGTGGGGTCTTTTTCATCCGGCTCCACCGTGAGACAGCATTCATCAATAAAGATAGAAAGCAGATCCTCATCGCGGCGGTATTCATCCGTAGCCGCCAAAACCTTGGGCGGTGGATTTACACCATCTTGCTGCCATTCAAGACAGCCGCGAACCAGCCACGCCAAAATGCCGGGCAGTTCCTGCCGAAGCTTGTCTTTCAGGTTCGGATCACGGGGCAATTCATTCGGCTTCTGCGGTTCGCCCTTCACAAAACGTCTCTCGAAAAAAACGACTTGAAGGCGATCCCAAAAGGCAAAATCCGAAGAAGGTGCGTGTGGCTTATGGTTCGTCAAAAGGAAAAGCGTATGAGTCGGGGGAAACGTGATAGGCCGCTTGTCATTAGGCCAACGGCCAACAAGATGATCGCCCCCTGAATACCACTTGCAGCGAGAAGCCGAAAAACGCCGTCCTTCATCAGTTTCCGAAGCAAAAACGGCACGAAGCCCACGCAGGGACATGACCGAAGGACTTGGAGCATCCGCAGAACGCTGCATCCCTTGATCGAGCAGCATCTCCGAAGGAATCGGCCCAACGAGCGAACCTAATACTTCGGAAACCATTTCAACCAAGACAGTCTTTCCGTTTCGCCCATCCCCAAAGAACATTGGCAAAATGTGCTCTTTGTCGCCGCCGCGCAGCGTAGAGCCAAAGAGCCGCCGCAGGTAGTCGACCATTTCCGCGTCATCGCTCATGATCTCAAGCAAAAATTTTTCCCAGTTCGGGGCCGGACAATCTATTCCTTCCCATCTCACTGTCGATGCCTTCAAAATAAAGTCTTCCGGCTTGCCGTCCCGAAACTCCCCTGTTTGCAAATCAATCACGCCATTTTTGCAGGCCAGAAGCCATTGCTCTTGGTCGATTTCATCGCCCTTAATCGCAAGCGGGTCCTCCTGAATCTGCGCAAATTCCAGACAGGCTTCAGGGCCACCTTTTCGACGAAGCCGCCGCACCCGGTTCATAATCGTTTTCTGTTGGGATTCGTACATCTTGGCAATCTCTTCATTCCCATCTCTCATTGCTTCAGAAGCTTGGACGCCCACTTTTTGAGCTTCCTTCAAAAGCACTGAAACGACATCCGCAACTCGTGTTTTGGAACGTTCCATCGTGTCGAGCTGCCAGTGCACACCGTTAAATTCCATCCATTCGCGGGACTGGCGATTAAACACAAAGCGCCCACGCTGAATCTTGGCGTAAAGCTCACCTAACCCAACGTCCTCGGCCATCACGCATTCCATGACATTCAAATTCCGAGGAGCCGTGTTCTTTCGTGTCCCCTGCTCGGCCTTGGCTCTGGCCTCGACCATTTCCCGAATTTCCGAGAGCTGCATAACGTTGTCGCCGTCCTCGCAGAGGCTGAATCCTGCAAGGCTCTGATTCTCCTGAGTGCTCATTTTTTGACCTCCCAAATGAGTGACACGAATCTCTAAAAAGTGGTGCTAATGTGGTGCAGCACCTGAATTTTTCCATTTTTCCACGTCATTTTTTCCGTGCCCCTTGCGCAAAACCTGAGCTGTTTGACACCCGTACAAAATGAAGGCTGGGAAGGACCCGTGAGACCTTCAGCATGCACATCTGGCGATTCAGGCTCTTTGGATTTTTGGTCGGCACTCTTCCTGTGGGGGGATCGGGGGGCTAACCTGACCCAGTGCCGGGAAAAAAGACGAAAATAAAAGCATCTACCGCTTGAGTT